CACCTCGGCGAGCCGCTTGGTACTGAACATCCAAAAAGCGTGGTAGTTGATGTAGAACGGGAGGCTTGCGTAGGTCTTCCCGTTCCACTCCCTCCACATATTCGGTGTGGGATTGAATGTAATGTCGGGGCTAAATTCGCCTTCCACATTGGGGTAGGTTTCAATCCGAGTGAAGGACGGGTACAAGTTGTCCTCAAACATTGAGTCGAACTGCTTGGTGAAGTTGACGAATCCCTCCTTGGGGAGCATCATGTCGTCCTCAAAATATGCCACCCAGTCAAAGTGCCGATACACCTCCGCAATCCTGTGGCGGTGCTTGCTGGTCAGTTCCCAAGGGTGTCCCATATTGGTATGAGCGTGGAAGGTAACAGGAAGGTGTGCGAGTTCTTGGGCCGCTTGCGGGTCGTTGGTGTCCACGAAGATTTCAGCCTGCACGGGGTAGGACTTGATGGCCTCAATGACCTTGGTCAAGTTCCCCACCCTGTTCGGATGGTGGTGGTAGGCGATATTGGCGAGCAGTTTCATGGTCCTTAGAATGTGATGACAAACTTACTTGGGTCGGGCCATCCTGGGTTGGGGTCGTACACGGTCATCCCTTCCCGCTTCCCAATCCAAGTTTCGGCTTGGTAGCGGTGTTCCCGAACTGGCTCTCCGAGTTCCCGCACATGGGACGACTTAGCCCACCAAAAGTTACCTGCGAAATATGGGTAACCGTCGGGATTGTTCTGGTCTGCGATTTGGGGGAATTGCTCGGTGGTGAGCCAATGCGTTCCCACGCAATCCACTTTCTCCAGTTCCGCAAGGGAGCGTTCCCAAGCGACGATGTTAAAAAACACCATAGACCTGCACCACATCTGCTTGACCAGCGACGGGTCAGCGGACCCCTTCGTGTGCCCGTAGAGGTAGGCGGCATCCTCGGTCTGCGAGGCTCGGTACATCTCGGTCAGCGTGGCCTGCTCCCAAGCGTTTGTGCGGGTCACAACTATTTTAATCTTCGAGGCCACAAGCGAGTTGTCCAAGATTTCCTTGACCACCTTCCGCTGGTCGGGTGGGCCAACGATGCCGACACGAATCTCGTCCAGTTGCTCAATCAGCCCGTAGTTGCAGAGGGCCATCATGTGTTGGTGCATGATTAACTGCCATTGGCCGCCGCCGCCGCAATAGATGTGGTAGTAGTGGATGAGTTTCATAGTAGGGAAGCGATTGCAAAAATCAAAAGCAATAAAAGAAAGAATCTGCCAAAAATCAAAAGCAAATCAATGATGGATTCAAGGTTCATGGGTTTAAGAATGGTCTCCAAATCCGTGTTGAGTAGCCACTAATTGAGGATTCTCAATGTAGCGACCAATCTCTTTGTGTGCTGCCTCAATGCTTTCAAAAGCAAAACTCTTACATCCAACATGGACAACGCATCCTGTATCGTGAAATTGGATTCTAATCTCCCAATTTTTAAGGATGTTAATCTTTTGGCGTTTTTCCCATTGCTCCTTGCCTTCGCATGGTTGTGTTGGCCCCTCTTCTAAACATTGTGGCATTTCTTGTTGTGGCATTTCTTGGTCAGGCTCTAACGACGGCCTTGGTCCATGGGCGTTTATCATTTTGTATGGGTTTGGTTATGCAAAGTTACACCACCAAGTACTTCCCTGAGTTACTGACCGCCAATTTGTTGAGGGCCACATATCGCAGGGCATCGCAGGCGTGGTTGTAGGAATCAATCGGGACCCCCGTGTCCTTACCATCCTTGTCGGTGGCCCAAGTGTACGAGCGGAGTTCCTTAATCAAGTTGACCGAATCCTTGGTCACATGAAGGTTGAACCGTTTCAGCACATCTATCCCCTGCCTCACACTATCGGGTCCCTTGGATGCGGGCTTGATGTTAAACCCCATCCGATAGATTTCCTCGATGGACTTCGGTTCTGCGGAATCGGCCACGATTTCCCACGCACGGGTAATCCCGAATTCTTTCAGTCGGACGGCGATGTCGGAGTTGGTGAGCCCCCGATGGTAGAGCAACTCATGCACAAACAAGTCGTCACCCCTGCGGTACACGGCGACCAAGGCCGTAGGGTCGTTGCTGAACCCCCAGTCAAGCCCGTAGGCGACGAATTTCATCGTGGATGGGTCTATACCCTCGACAACCGTGTAATCGCCGTAGATAGCCCCCTGTAGCGTCCCGACTTGGCCGAGGCCATACACCTTCCACCAGTTGGCCCAGTAGGCCGAATGCTCCGCTTTGGCTCGGTTTAGTTCAATATCGTTCCGAATCGTATCAGGGAGTGCTTCGTTGTCTTGGTATGTCAGAATGAGAAACTCTGCATCCGTTTCGGGCAAGACTTCCGTATGCGCCCAAAACTCGTGGGTGGGGTTGAAGTCGATGTAGATTTCCTGTGATGTACGAATCGCCAACTGGTAGTAGGAATCGAAGTCGATGTTGTTCGCCTCGTTGATGTAGAGGACCTGCCGCCTTGCCCCTCGGAGCCGTGCTTCCGAATCAGCGGAAAAGAACTCAATCGTGGATCCGTTGGCGAAGTTGTATTGCAGTAGGGTCTTGTTCCACCTGTCGGGAACCCAGCGATGGGTCCATTGCATAATCTTGGCGAAGTCCTTGATGGCCCCCCGTCGTAGGTGAGGGACGGATTCGCTGACCACCGATATTTCCGACTTGGGGAACCGAGCGGCGTGGTCAATCAGGACCGCAAGGATGCCGAAGGTTTTGGACGCACTTGTGCCGCCTTGGATAACTTTCTTCCGAGCGGTCATCGCCCGAATCTTGCGGATGGCGGTGGTGTACTTAAAGTCCATCCCCGAAGAGGGGTTGCTCGATGGTGACGGTGTTCTCTTGCTTGTCCACCAACCCAAGCAGGCGGGAGGCGATGTTGGCCGAGTAAACACCCGAACTTGCACCCTCCAGCATATCCTTGTCGCAGGTGGCCCGTATGCGTGTAATGATTGGGGAAAACCCTTTGTGCATCTCCGATGTGCCCTTCCTATAGTCCGAAAGGTCAAAGCAGACCCCGTTCTCCGCAAGCCATCCCTCAAAGCCCCGAAAGGTGATAGGCCGCTCCTTGTCCCTGTAAACCATGACCCCATCCTTGCCGACATAGTCCTGCACTCGGTACGGGTTGGCCTTGTTCTCGGCCCTGTACTTTTCAAACGCCTCCCATAGTTCTTCGGGGGTGTTCCATATTGGGGGACGGCCTGCCATCAATACTCTATTTTGTCAATGAGTTCGTCAATCTTGTCCACGATTTTCATCTTCACCGCAAAAGCGTTCGGGGAGTTGGATTCCTCCACCGCACCAATGCAGTCGCAGAGGGTCGTGATGACCATCATCAGCGAATCCATGCGGGCTTGGACTTGGGCCTCATCGTTGGGGGCTTTGGTTGAGGGCATGGGTAACGGTGTGGTGGTTGGCTTCGGCGAATTGGTCCGCCTCTTGGTAAATGTAGGATAGGGCCGATTTTACGCAGTCAGCGCACCACCAATTCGTGTTCGGTCGTCCGTGGGCCACGAGGATGGTTTGCAAGTCGTGGACCGCTTCGGGGGACAACCGCATAAACAGGGCGGCTTGGTACTGGTCCCAATAGTGGCGGTGTTTTTGAGCCGTGAGGTATTCCGCTTGTGTCATAGTAGGGTCAGTTGCTTGGGTTGCTCCTGCACTTGTTTAGAGCGTGCCTGAATGCGTTTCTCGGATATAGCGATGTACTCCGCCTCCCGTTCAATCCCGATGTATTGGAAGCCCTCCAAGACCGCAGCGCATCCCGTGGAGCCTGACCCGTTGAAGGGGTCAAGGACGATTCCGTTTGGCGGGGTTACGAGGCGGCAGAGGTAGCGCATGAGGTCGGTAGGCTTGACGGTGGGGTGGTGATTTTCGCCCCTATCCGCTTTGCTCGCCTTGGCGCAGTAGAAGAAGCGTGCCGAATCTTTGAGCAGGTCGGTGGCTTCCTCGCTTCCATCGTGTATGAAGTTGGCGGGCCAGCGGCCTTCTGGAAGGGGTGTTCCTGATTTTTCATAAAAGTAATTCCCGTAAGAATTTACCGTTCCGCTTTTTGCTCCAATAAACTGTTCTTTCTCCCGTTTCCCCACCCTTCCCCCATCCACATTAATCGCCCCCGTCCCGTGTTGCAGGACATTCTCGGCCACCGTTCCAACCAGCGGCTTGCGGGCCACGGTTATCGGCTCCAACGCAGGCTTGAGGGCAGTCCCCCAGCCTTGCCATTGCTTTGCGGCATCGGTGGAGGGGGCGGTTGGTGTTATGCCATCGCCCCAAGCGCCATAGCGGCCTGTTGATTCTGATTGCGCACCTTTGCGTGTTTCGCCAACAACCTCCCGCTCCGCTCCTGCCGCCTTATCAATCGCCTTGCTCACATCCAGCGACTTCGGGAACCCCGACCCGTACACCCACGCAATCATATCCCGAATCTCAAAGCCTGCATCCTCAATCCTTACCGCCATGCGGTGCTGCGTCCTCGTCCCCGCAAAGGCCAGCAGATGCCCCCCAGGTTTCAAGACCCGAAGGCACTCCACCCAAACATCAACGCTCGGTACATCGTAGTCCCATTTCTTGCCCATGAATGACAACCCATAGGGCGGGTCGGTAACGATTGAATCCACGCTGCAATCGGGCATGGACCGCAACACTTCAAGGCAATCGCCGTGGTGCAGTTGGTGCGTCATCGGTTCGTTACTTGGAGGATGACAACCGTAAGCCCCGCAGAGGCGAGGCCGTAAACGGGAGCGAGGACCCATCCGCAGGTGGGCAGCGTCAGGGCCACCGCCACCCAAAAGGTTAGGCAGGTGACGCAGGAGAACGGCTTGTGCCTTCCCAGCCAAGTCCTGTACCACCATTGGGGGAGGACATGGTACTCGGCAATGGCAAGGGCGGTCAGCGAACTAATCAATAGGGGAAATATCAGCGTGTCCATGGTTTTGGATTGCAGCCTTGATTTTGGCCTTGGCTTGGTCGATGGAATAGATTATTGAGCGGTACGGGATGCCCGTGTCACGAGATAGTTTCTTCATGTTCCCCGTCCGTAGGTGGAGGCGCAGTAACTCCTTGTCATAGGGAAACGCCCCGTCCTTGGCCCATGTGTCCATCTCTGCCTCGGCGATGGCCCACAGGTCATCCATAAGGGAATCGTACTCGGACTGGGGAATAGGGGAATCGGGGTCCAGTTCTTCAAGCAAATCGTGGTGGCGGTACTTTTGGGCGAACTGGTTGTTCTTGCCTCGGTAGAGGTTCAGCAGCAACCGCACCACATAGAACTTGAAATAGCCCTGCGATTGGATTTGCAGGATTTTGGCGGGGTCTTTTTCCAGCAGGATAAGGACGCACTCCTGTTCCAAGTCACGCCAAAGCGGGTTGCCTCCTGTGATGGTAAGGCAAGCTTTTCGGATTTCGCCCGTGCGGTAGAGGTCCAGTATCGTGTGTTCTGCTGACTGCATGCACAAAGGTATGCAAAAAAAAAGAGGTCAGCGGTTAGGCTGACCCTGTCCGAATCTCACGGATTTGCCGATTATCGTAGGCTCACCGACGACCTAAGTCGCACTTAGTCAGAGGTGTAGGGGTG